CTCTCTTGATGCACAAGGTAAAGGGGATGCACTTCATATTGCAGTTGTTGATGATGAAGGTCTTGTAACCGGCATTCGTGGAAATCTTATTGAGAAGCATGTAAGTCTTTCTAAGGCAGTTGATGCCATCTCTAATGTAAATGCACCACAAAGAATTTGGTACGAAACCTACCTTGCAGATTTCTCACAAAATCTTTATGCTGGTGGCAATCCATCAAGTGCTGCAGATGCTTATCATGGAACAGCACCTGTTGCAACTGGATTCTCTGCGGACTTTACACCAATCACACTTTCTGATGGACTTTGGGGACAAAATTCTCAGTCAGTTACCTTTAGTGCAATAGGCAATGCAACTTATACTTTAAGTGGTGGTGTTGACTATCAGGGTGTTGGTGGTATGAAACCAACACTTGGAGATATCATTACTTCATATAATCTATTCTCAAATAGAGAAGAGGTAGAAGCAGATTATATTATCATGGGACCTGGATTTGATAATAAAAATGATTCCCAGGCAAAGGCAAATTACATCATCTCTATTGCAAATAGTAGAAAAGATTGTGTTGCTACTATTGGACCACACAGACAAGATTTGGTTGGAGTCACGAATACTGATGACCAAACAAATAATCTGATTGAGTTCTTTAGTTCACTCCAATCTTCATCATATGCAGTATTTGATAGTGGATATAAGTACACCTTTGATAGATTTAATAATAAGTTTGTCTATGTTCCAACAAATGCTGATGTTGCTGGATTGATGACTCGCACAAACATTGTTGCATATCCTTGGTTCTCTCCTGCAGGTCAGCAGAGAGGCATCATCAACAATGCTATCAAACTTGCATATAATCCAAATAAAGCACAGAGAGATAGACTTTATCCTCAGAGAATTAACTCAGTTATTACTCAACCTGGATTAGGAACTTTACTCTTTGGTGATAAAACTGCTCTTGGTTATGCGTCTGCATTTGATAGAATTAATGTTCGTCGTTTGTTCCTCACTGTTGAGCAAGCACTTGCAAAAGCAGCAGAGGCACAACTCTTTGAACTCAATGATGAACTGACAAGAGCAAACTTCAGAAACATTGTTGAACCTTACCTGCGTGATGTTCAAGCAAAGAGAGGTCTTTACGGATTCTATGTTGTTTGTGATACCACAAATAACACTCCCGATGTTATTGATAATAATGAGTTTAGAGCTGACATCTTCCTGAAACCAGCGAAGTCGATTAACTACGTAACACTTACTTTCGTAGCGACAAGAACTGGTGTCTCGTTTGAAGAAGTAGTCGGTAGAGTTTGATTTTATTATCTAAATAACAAAAGGAGGATTTAAACAATGGCAACTTCAAGAGAAAATAAGACTATTTCTCAATTCAAATCTGCACTAATTGGGGGCGGTGCCCGCCCCAATCTGTTTGAGGTAGAACTCACAACTTTGCCTGGTGGAATTGCTTGGGATGCAGATAACTTCAGATTTATGTGTAAGGCAGCAGCACTTCCTGCTCAAAATGTAGCATCAATTGATGTTCCTTTTAGAGGAAGAATTTTCAAAGTTGCTGGGGACAGAACCATTGATGTTTGGACTGTCACTATTATCAATGACGAAGGTTTCTTACTTAGAAATGCTTTTGAAGAGTGGTCAAATCTGATTGCTGACCTTGGAACAAACCTTGGAGCAACAGATCCATCTGCTTACATGACTAATGCTAAGGTATTCCAACTTGGTAGAGGTTCAACCGCTAGCAGTCAAGACAACTCAGGTTCTTCAAACGTTGTTCTGAAAGAATATGAGTTTATTGATATTTTCCCAACAAATGTCTCTGAGATTGCTGTTTCTTATGATTCAAGTGATACCATTGAAGAATTCACTGTAGAGTTCCAGGTTCAATCGTTTACTTTTAACGGTGCTGGTTCTCCTAATGGTTAATAAATAGATATAGGATTAATAGAACAATAAATCATGTCCAAGTTATTTGGGTTCTCAGTAGAGGACACAGAATCATTATCACCCACTGCGGTCTCCCCCGTTCCTCCTAATGATGAGGACGGGGTTGACCATTATTCTAGTAGTGGGTTTTTTGGTTCTTATGTAGATATTGAAGGGGTATACAAAACTGAGTTTGAGTTAATCAAACGATATCGTGAGATGTCACTTCATCCAGAAGTTGATAGTGCCATTGAAGACATTGTAAATGAAGCAATTGTATCTGATCTGAACGATAGCCCTGTTCAGATTGACCTTGATAATTTAAATGCTAGCGATGGTATTAAAAAGAAAATCAGACAAGAGTTTAAATATATCTTAGAACTTCTTGATTTTGATAAAAAATCACATGAAATTTATAGGAATTGGTATATTGACGGAAGAATTTATTACCACAAAATTATTGATTTAAAAAATCCACATGAAGGATTGCAAGAACTTCGTTATATTGACGCAGGTAAAATGCGTTATGTAAGGCAGAAAAAGCAAAAACCAGGCGATAAGATTAATAATCTTCAAAAACTGACCAGTGATAATCCAATGGAATATGACTTCCCTGAGTTGGAAGAATATTTCATCTATAATCCAAAGTCAAATTATCCGACTGGAAATTCATTACATACTGGAGCATCTCAGGGTATTAAAATTGCAAAGGATGCAATTACCTACTGCACTTCAGGTCTTGTAGATAGAAATAAAGGTCATACACTTTCATATCTTCACAAAGCAATTAAGTCACTCAATCAACTTCGTATGATTGAAGACTCACTTGTTATTTACAGATTATCAAGAGCACCAGAGCGTCGTATTTTTTATATTGACGTTGGTAACTTACCTAAGGTAAAAGCAGAACAATATCTGCGTGATGTTATGATGCGTTATCGTAACAAACTCGTTTATGATGCAAACACGGGTGAAATCCGTGACGATAAAAAATATATGGCAATGCTGGAAGATTTCTGGCTGCCCAGGAGGGAAGGTGGAAGAGGAACAGAAATTTCAACACTCCCAGGTGGACAAAACCTTGGAGAAATCACTGATATTGAATACTTTAAGAAGAAACTCTACCGTTCGCTTAATGTTCCCCCATCAAGAATGGATGGAGAAGGTGGGTTTAACTTGGGGAGATCTTCTGAGATTCTAAGAGATGAACTAAAGTTTACTAAATTTGTTGGTCGTTTGAGAAAGAGATTCTCAAATATGTTTAATGATATGCTCAAGACTCAACTGATTCTTAAAAATATTGTAGCAGTTGAAGATTGGGATAAAATGTCAGAACACATTCAATATGATTTCTTATATGATAATCACTTCTCCGAACTCAAAGAAGCAGAACTTCTGAATGAGAGACTTGGACTTGTTCAGGCAGCAGAACCATATGTTGGCAAGTACTTCTCACAAGATTATGTAAGAAGAAAAGTTCTGCGTCAAACGGATGTAGATATTCTTGAACAAGATAAATTAATTGAGAAAGAAATCAAGGACGGTGTTATTCCAGATCCTGCAGAGATGCAAATTGATCCTGCAACTGGAGAACCAATTTCTGGTGCAGGTATGGACTTAGGTGCTCCAGTAATGGAACCCGAAATCAATGCATCAACAGCAGAGGCACCAGAAATTCCCAAGGGTGGGGAAATATAAATACCACTAGTTAATTTTTGATACAATGGATGAACTTATGGATATGATTGTTGCGGATGAAACTCCGTCCAACATCAGCGATAAAATTAAAGATCTTCTTTATGCAAAATCTGCAGAGAAAGTTGATGCCTTTAGACCAAAAGTAGCAGCAACTGTTTTAGGTGATGCTGAGGAAGAACCCGTAGAAACAGAAGAAGAATAAATAACTAAATAAACATTTTTTATAATGCCTTATATTCGTCACGACGAAAATAATAATCCAGAAGTACCCCAACCAGGATTTACTACTGTTGGAATATTTACTGGAACTGAAGGTTGGACAACAATAGAGTATGAAGACTTTAATGTTGATTATATTGCATATGATTATAACAGTCCTGCCGGAATAGGAACAAGAACTCCTGCTTCATATCAAAGGCATGATGAAAACAATAACCCAGTAGGGATTGGAACTTATCAACGTCATGATGAAAACAATAACCCAATAAGTGCATAAAACAAATGAAACTAATTAGAGAAGAAATCGAAAGAGTAGAAGTTATTACCGAAGAAAAAGACGGTAAGAAACTTTTGTTTATTCAAGGACCTTTCCTGCAAACTGAACAGCAAAATCGCAACGGAAGACTTTATCGCCGCAATGTGATGGAGCGTGAAGTTAAGAGATATGCTGACCAGTATATTTCAAAAGGACGTGCTCTTGGAGAATTGGGACACCCAGATGGTCCTACCATTAATCTCGATAGAGTTTCTCATAAAATTGTTTCTCTTGAGCAAAAGGGAAATGACTTTATTGGTAAGGCACAAATTCTTTCTACACCAATGGGTAAGATTGCAGAATCTCTCCTGAAGGATGGAGTTACACTTGGTGTTTCTTCTCGTGGTATTGGTTCATTGAAACCAACTAAAGAAGGTTATTCTGAAGTTGGTGAAGACTTTATGCTTGCAACTGCTGCTGATATCGTAGCAGATCCATCTGCACCTGATGCATTTGTTCAGGGAATTATGGAAGGAAAAGAGTGGGTTTGGGAAGGTGGAATCCTTAGAGAAAGACTTGCAGAACAAACAAAACGTAAAATTGATACTCTTACAAGTCAGAGATCACTTGAAGAGCATAAGTTGAACTTATTTAACGACTTTATAAGTTCTTTGTAATTTATTTAATTATAAATAAATATAGATTTAATACAGGTAAATCGGAGAGTTCAAATGTCTAGTGACAACAATTTACACGAAATGGAAGCAGGCACTAAGCAATCCAAGACCGCTGTTAATGCAAATGCAGGCGCAGCGGATCCAATGCAAAAGCTTGCTCCAGGCGCAGTAGAAGGTCAAACAGGATCTTATGAAGATCTTGGTGGTCCTACTCCAGAAAACTATAAGTCTGATGACGATTCAGCAAAACTGAAAACCCCTGGCGCTACCCTCAAGCAAGTACGCGACGTTGTAAACAAAGGTGCTAAGCCTGCGGATGCAATGAAGGGTATGAAAGAAGAGGAAGAACTTGACTCTGAAGAGGTAATCGAAGAGCAAGAAGAAGTAACCGCAGAGGCAGAAGAAGTCGTTTCCGAAGAGGAAACTACTGAAGACGAAGTAGTTGCTGAGTCTGAAGAAGAAGTTGTTGCAGAAGAAGAGCAAGAAGTTGCTCCTGAATACAACATCGAAGAAGATGTTGAAGCACTTCTTGGTGAAGAAGAACTCTCAGAAGATTTCAAAGATAAGGCAAAAACCATCTTTGAAGCAGCAATCAATTCTAAAGTTGCTGCAATTAAGGAAACAATCGTTACTGAATACGAAGAGCGTCTTGTAGAGGAAGTATCCACTATCAAGGAAGCACTTGCAGAGCGTGTTGATTCCTATCTTGAGTATGTTGCAGAAGAGTGGTTCACTGAGAACACCCTCGCAATCGAAGGTGGTCTTAAGGAAGAACTCACCCAATCATTTATGACTGGTCTCAAGGGACTTTTTGAAGAACATTATGTATCAATCCCTGACGACAAATACAATGTCCTTGAGAGCATGGTAGAAAAACTTGATGAAATGGAGACAAAACTCAACGAGCAAATTGAGAAGAATGTTTCCCTTAACAAGCGTCTCGCAGAGTCGGTTGCTGATGGAATCTTAGACGAGATTTCTGAAGGTCTTGCAGACACTCAGAAAGACAAGCTCGCTTCACTTGCCGAAAGTATTGAGTTTGATAGTGAAGAAGAATATCGTGAAAAACTGGAGACTTTAAGAGAGGCATATTTCCCCTCTAAAACCGCATCTCCATCAGCTAAGACTGAAACCCTCTCTGAGGGTGTAGATGTAACCCCCGAAACTGTTTCAGGTTCGATGGCAGCATATCTGAAAACACTTCAGTCATTTGGCAAATAATTGAATTTAATATAATTCAAACCCAAAACGTAAATTAAACACTTTATAGGTAAACGCAAATGTTCCAATCCGAACAATTGCAGGAAAAGTGGGCACCTCTCCTCGATGCTGAGGGTCTTGATTCAATCAAAGATTCGCACAAGAGAGCAGTAACCGCAACCCTGCTGGAAAACCAAGAAAAGTTCTTAAGAGAGCAAAATTCTTTCGCTCAGTCAGGTTCATTCCTGTCTGAGGCACCAACCAACGCTGTTGGTAATGGTGGATACACCTCTGGTGGAGACCAAACCGTTGCTGGTTTCGACCCAGTTCTGATCTCCTTGATCAGACGTTCAATGCCTAACCTGGTCGCATATGACCTCGCAGGCGTTCAACCAATGACCGGTCCTACTGGACTCATCTTCGCAATGCGTTCACGCTACACCAGTCAGTCTGGTAATGAGGCACTGTTCGACGAGGCAGATACCACATTCTCTGGTGCAGATTCCCGTGGATTTAGTGCAACTGGTATTGGTAGCACCACTGGCGCTGGTCTTGCTTCCAGCAACCCAGATCTTCTTAACACTTCAGGTCAGGCTGCTTACACCACTGGTGCTGGCATGGAGACCGCTGCTGCTGAAGGTCTTGGCGACGGAACTCAGCCAGAGTTCAACGAGATGGCATTCTCGATCGAGAAGGTCACCGTTACAGCACGTTCACGCGCTCTGAAAGCAGAGTACAGCCTTGAGCTTGCACAGGATCTGAAGGCAATTCATGGTCTGAATGCAGAAGCTGAGTTGGCAAACATTCTGTCAACTGAGATTCTTGCTGAAATCAACCGTGAAGTCATCAGAACCATCTACAAGTCTGCTGAAGCAGGTGCTCAGGCAAACGTTGCAACCCAAGGTACTTTTGACCTTGATGTTGACTCCAACGGTCGCTGGTCTGTTGAGAAGTTCAAGGGTCTCCTGTTCCAAATCGAGCGTGATGCTAACGCAATCGCACAAAGAACTCGTAGAGGAAAGGGCAACATCATCATGTGCTCTGCAGACGTTGCTTCTGCACTGACCATGGCTGGTGTTCTCGATTACACCCCTGCACTCAACGCTAACCTGAACGTTGATGACACTGGTAACACCTTCGCTGGTGTTCTCCAAGGTAAGTATCGTGTATACATCGATCCTTATTCCTCCAACCTCACCTCTGCTAACGCAGCAAACGGTAACCAGTATTACGTTGTCGGTTATAAGGGAACCAACCCTTATGACGCTGGACTCTTCTACTGCCCATACGTACCTCTCCAGATGGTACGTGCCGTTGGTGAGAACTCCTTCCAGCCCAAGATTGGCTTCAAGACCCGCTATGGTCTCGTTGCTAACCCATTCGCAGAAGGAACCAACCAGGGTCTCGGCGCTCTCA